CGAAGCTGCCGCTCATGGCCTACCTCACTGCTTTCTCTTTACGGACGAGGGGCTTGTAGGATTCCGTGTCCTTGCCCTTGCTCTTGGCGAGCTGCTCGGCCTCTGCCCAAGTCCCTGTCCGCTCACCTTCCACGTTGGGGACGAGCTTCGCGGGAGGTTGGTCTCGAAGACGCTCATCCTGCTTGACGCCCAACCGCTTCCTCTTTTTCCCCATCTGGCCCCTGATGCGTGCCGCCTTGCCGGGCCAGTTGTCTCCTCGGAGCACGAAGCCCGTCACTGAGATGAGCTTCTTGGCTTCCGCCCCGCACTCGGAGCATACCTGTGACTCGTCAGCACAGCAGAGCTTCAGCACTTTCTCGAACTGCTCCCCGCACTTCGGGCACTCGTATTCGTAGTTCGGCATCAGACCCTCCTGGTCCTTTCAAGATACCGAGCTGCGACCCGCGAGACCATCGAATCCTCCGAAGGCACGAAGAACACTCTCCCTTGGTCCAGAATATCGGCCAGATACCGGGCCTGCTTCCCCCGGCTGCCCGGCAGGGCAAAGCCCTTGATGCGCTCAAAGACCGCCAGGACGTGCTTACAGGCCCCGTGACGACCCTTGGGGTCCTTGGCGTCAGGCTTGGATGCCGTTCCTCGGGGCTTGCCCAAGAGATAGCCCTTCTTCTTGGCCCAGTGCTCAGGCCCCTGCCACTGCCAGAACGGGCAGGAACAGGCCACGAGAACATCGACCTTGTAAGGGTCCTGGACGTTGCCCCGATGCTTGACGACACGGACACTGACCTTGTAGTTGCTGGACTTGCCCCGGACATCGAAGTTCCACTGGGCGTTGCGGGTGTCCACCCGGCGCAGCCGGATCGGGATGTTCCTCGACCGCTGGTGAACCTCGGGTCCGCAAGAGGACATGATCTCAGGGATCTTGACGGCGATCTTGGACGCCTGGGTGTTATGGATGAGAGGCCAATGATTCTTGTTCACCAGGTCAGTCCGGTCGGGGATGACCTTGGCGGAGCCGGGGTTGTCAGTCACCTCGGTGATGTCATTCATCTTCTCGGCACGAGGCCGATCCTCAGCCAGATCCACCATGAGCGGGTCGGTTGCCCGGTCATGCCATGTGGCCTTCCCTGCATCCGGCGGCTTACGCTCCATGTAGAAGCTCGCCAGTCTTTGAGCCGCTTCGGCATCTTCAGGAAGACTCACGACGCCATAGATGTAATCGTCATCCGTGGGGTCGATCATCTCATCATCGTATTCGGACTCGGTTTCATCCTCATGCGGTTCCTGTTCCTCGGAGGACATATCGTAGACGTACATGCTGATGAGGTAACCCTCGACGGCGGACAACTCACTGGGGGTCATGTCCACAAGCTCTCGCTTGCCGACCAGACGCTCGCACTCACCCTTGAACTCCTCGTCCGAACAGTCCACCCCCTCCAGAGCAGCAGACCCTTCGACACCATCGAGAGACATCTCGGCGTAGCCTTCAAGACCTAGCTCGGCGTCGATCAGCCGGAACATCGCGTCCACGTCCTCTTCCGAAAGGAAGCCCACAGAGGCCATGAAGTCTGGCACATCGAGGGACTCAAGGAGATTCTGTCCAGGGGTGAACCGGACGTAGGTCACCATCCCAGTCATGGGAGAAAGGTTGTGGACGTAGCCCATATCAAGGTCATTTCCGATCAGGAAGGCGATGTCAGGAGCGGTCAGGACAGACCCCAGACGGCGCTTGAATCGCTGTGGATTCTTGCGTCGGATCTGCTGCTGCTTTTTGAACTGGGGGTTCTTCTTCAGCCGACGATACCTCTGCTTGGAACGCCTCCGTGCCTTCTGCTTGTTCTTCCGATAGTACTGCTTCCCCTTGATCCGGGACAGGCCCTTTCGCCGTCGCTGACGGGTCTTGGGGCGCATCCGCACCTGAAATGACTGCTTCTCGACGCCATCGACATCCTCATCTTCGAGGGCATCCTCATCGTCATCCCCCTCCCACTCAAAGATGGCATCCAGGTAAGGCAACAGACGCTCAGCACCCTCGTTGACCTCGAATTCTTCGAGGAACTGATCGATGGAAATATCGCCTTCCCAATCGGTAGGCGGCAATCCCGCCGGGATGAGGATATCATCCATCATGGGCGAAGCCAGTTCGACATGGAATGTGCCATCATCCCGGTTCACCGAAAGTAGTCTTCCCCACTGACCCGTATCAGGGTGGCTAATTCCGATGGGCGGACTGAGAAGCAAATCCGAGGTTTTCTTCTTCTTCTCGTCCTCTTTTCGCTTCTTCTGATTCTTCGTCGCGGGCTGTCCGTGCTCCTCACGCCAGTCCTTCGACCTCTCAGCCAAGGTCTTGTAGCCCCGAGAAGGTTTCCGTTCAAATCGCTGGGGATACTCCTGGCGACGCTCCTTGTCCCTCTTGTACTGGGAACGGTTCTTCCACTTCTTCTGCCACTTCTTGACGTGCCTCTTGATGTTGTTCCGAAACCGCTTGTAATACTTCTGGTAATACCGCTTGGCAGGGTTCTTCTGGTCTCGCTGCTTGTCCTGGCCCGGCGGGAAGGGGCGGAACACACCACCCTCAATAGACCGGCGCTTGGGGGTCGTCCGGGCAGGCTGGTCCGCCGGGGGTGACTGGTCGCCCGGAGTGCCGGGCGTCCGCATCTTGTCCTTGTGGATGGTCTTACCATCCCCACTCGTGCCAGAGCCGCCTGGCATGTTGTAGACGATGTTGCCCCCATTGGGCTTCTCGGTCTTCCAGGGCGGCGATGGAAGGGCGCTCTCTGGATACTGTCCCGTACTGGTCTCACCAGGCTGTGTCCCATCTGGGTTGGTTACGAAGGTCCGCCAGCCGGACTTCTCCGCGATGTCCGGCTGATACCCACCCTGAACGCCACACTGCCCGAGTCCGGGACCGGAGGGGTCCTTGATGCCCTTCCAGTAGGTCGTCACGAGCTTGACCGCATCCCGTCCGTGTTGGGTGAACACCACGAACAACTTGGCCCGGTCGTAGGTCCACTCGACAGGCTCCCCACGGGCAAGCATCTCGTTGTAGTGGTCATACTGCCAGTCTTGGCGGGACTTCCAGTCGTTGAGGTTCTTCAGGAAGTCCTGAATCGCCCCTCTGACCACGGGCACCTGGATACCTCGAAGGTCCATCCGATACTGGGCGTGGGGGCCGATGAGGAGCTTCTTGAACGGCCCCTTTGGACCTGTCTCGACCTCGATGTCATAGACCTTGGCAGCCTCGGGATTCGAGAGAGCCTTGCCCTTCTCCACCTCGTCGGTCAGATGGTCTTGCAGACGAGGACTCTGGACCTCCTCGTGGATGCGCTTGACCACATGGCAAGGGCCACCAGGATAGCCCAGCGGTGGGGTCAAGTCTGCCTGGCGGTGGCCCACTGCTACTCCTGGTCCAGGTAACGCTTTGCGACCTTCTCGGCCATTGAGATGTGGGAGCGGGGCTTACCGAAGGCAGCCTCAACCGCCTCCTCGACCATCACCTTGTCAGACAGGGGGAGCCTGGAATCGAGGAACTCCTCACCCATCTTGGACAACGCCAGGAGGGTGCGGTCAAGATCCTGGTCAAGCTGGTCGAGCATCCGGGGAGCACCCAAGATGATGTCCCCAGCCATCTGGTAGAAATGCTCCTTGTGCTCGGAACCTTCAATGAGTTTCAGGGCACGGTCCATCATGTGTCGGAGCCGGTGGCCATCAACCCTGGCTCGGCTGGTGCCTTCGGTGATCAGCGCCCAAGCGGCCTGACTACTGGCTGTTTTCGGGAGTTTAGGCACTTCATCCTCCGCAGGAGGCACACAGTCTCCTACAGAGGGATGTATATTGACGAAGTAGCGGGAAAGCTACTCGACCTGCTTTCCGTTCTTGATCAGCTCGGAGCGGATGTGCTTGGCCACGTTCGGCGTCTCCTGGGCGAGGATCTGCCGGATGGCGACGGGGTTGTCACCGTACTCCGAGATGGCCTGCTGGACCCGAGAGCGCCAGTGGAGGTTCCGATCCCACTGGATGTTCGGCGTGGGAGCCGGAGCCGGGGGAACCGCAGCGCCGGGCAGGATGTCGGTCAGGTCGTCTCCCGACATGGCCACGGACACGTCACCCGAGGCCCCGTCCTTCCCGGTGTGTCTGATGTCCTGGGACGGCGTAGCCGCCTCGGGCACAGGGGCCGAAGCGTTGGCTATCTTCTGGGCCTTGGGCGGCGGGCGGTTGTCGAGCTGGTTGACCGCGTTGGCCGCAGCGGAACTGTCGGTGATCAGGGTCCTCTGCTTGGCCGGGGTGCGGATGGTGGCGACCGCCTCGGCCTCCTGGTCTCCACCGTCCTCGGAGATGACCTCCATCGTGCGTCCGACCTTGGTGACATGCGGCTCGGAGACGGGGGCAGGAGGCGGTGCCGGGGTCACGTACTCGACCTCGGTGGGCACAGGCTCACTGATCGTCGTGGTCGCCGTGGCGGGAGGCGGAGTCGCGTCCATGTCCTCCGGCGGGGCCGGGGCGTCCTCGAACTCAGGCTGCGCCGGAGACGGCTGCACCGGAGCGGGAGCCGGGGCCGGGCGCTGAACCTGGTGGGCACCCGCAATACGGGCATCCTCACGGCGCTCGGCAGCACCAGCTACGGTGCCCACGACTTGCTCCTCCTCGGAAGCCTCCTCCATCTGCATCGGCTCACCGCGCTCCGATCCGGCAGACTGGGCCGGACGGACTCGGACCCCGGCGGGCTGTGGCCTGTAGATCGAGGTGGTGTCCGCTGCGGGAACAAGCCACCCTGCCCGAATCCCAGCCTGCAACTGGGGGACCGTGTAGGTCTGGCCACCCCACTTCAGGATGGAGCCGTCGAACTCCACGATGGTCCCCTCGGGAATGTCCTGCTGGATGGTTCCCAGGTGGATCTTGTTCGTCGCCCGGTAAGGCTTGAAAATCCCCGTCTCGAATACCTCTGCCATGACTCGTCCTCCACGGTCGAATTCACTACATTCTACCCCGGTTCTCCGGGGATGTTTCAGCTCAAGGTGGTTTAATTTACCCCGGCAACACAGGAAGTGTCACGGGAAACTTCGGTGAGGGCCATACTGAGGGAGTCACGGATGGAAGGAAGGAACTCTCGACGGACCCGAATTCGGGATACAACAGACGCCTTGTTCGCGGATGCAGAGTAGACAAGGAAGTCCAGCAGACACCCCTCCCCATCGCCTTCAAGGACACGGAAGGCGTTGGCGAAGTGACCAAAGCAGTCGGGGGTCTCGATGGCGACCGCAGAGGACATGCGATATGCTCCTCCTCACCTATAAGGGGTCGCCTATCAAGAAAGTAGGGAAGATATTTTAGATACTTTAAGGATTCTCGGGACTTGCGAGTGCATTTGCCCGTAGGCCATCAAGTGGATGACCTCTATCAATCTCCAGGAGGTGCCACCTATCCACCCCCAGGACTTCAACCATGACGTTGTGGGCAGCCATCAGGTCGCAGTCTCTCTGACGAGTAAAGAAATCACAGGCGGCGTAGCCTTCCTCGGGACAGGTGTGAATGGCAAAGTGGGACTCTTCCACGACCACGACCCCAGTGACGCCCTGGTGGGGGAACGTGTGGAAGACCGAGTTGACGGCTGTGGCCTGAGCGATGCCCACGGCCACGAACATGGCCGTCCGAAGCTGCTCTACGTCATTGAGGATGTTAGGGTGGCAGCCCCAGTATTCAGCGATGAGATGGGTGCCCTTGGTGTCCATACCCACCACCGGGTATAGGCGAGCTACCAGTTAGCCCCCAGAAGCGTGGGCGACTGCGGCGCTGCCCCACATCCGGGCTTCCTCGACCTTGGCGATGGCCAGGTCAAGCTCACGGCTCGGGTTGGGGCAGTTGACCATCAGGACGGTGGCCATCTCCATCGCTGCATCCTGGATGGCCTTGTGAGCCTCCTGCTCCGCCTGGGAGGGGGGCTTGTAGTACATCCGGTTCTTCAGGTCGGCCTCGGTGATATTGTCAGCCATTACATCAACCCCTTGTAGATGCGCGCCAGTTCCTTGTAAGTGATCGCCTCCATGTCATCCAGACTCAGATCCTTGGGATACTTCCCACTCCAGCGGGCGGCGAACGGGTCAACCCCAATGCCGTCCGCATCCATGTTGTCGGGGTGCAGGACACCACTCCCGACCAGCTTCAGACGCTCCACGTCCTCGGGACTGAGGGTGAGGGTCGAGTAGGGGTCGCACTTCACACCCCACGTCCACTCCTGCCCATCCTCGCTGTAGGGAATAGGCACCGGGTCCTCGGTCGCGATGCAGACCTCGTTCTTGGTTCCCTGGTCTGCGATGGTGCCGTCCGGCTCGACCACCCGAAAGATGTCACCCGTGCGGATGGCGCTGAATCGAGTCCGGTGCCAGCAAACAACGCCCTCTGCGTCCATGTAGGCGATGTCAGCAGCCCGGATCTTGAGGGAGTCGCCGCTCCAGCCCGGATTCGGGGTGACCTTGATGTTGATCTTCTTGGGCGGCGGCTCCTTGGCGTCCAGCTTGAGCGGGACGAGTCCGGCCCCTCCCAGCACCATCAGGCTGCCCAGGAATCCTCGTCGGGTCATATCAGGCATCCAGTACCTCCTCTCACGGGGCCACTATACCCCCCAGAAAGAGGAACCCCCGCTGGCCCGGAGGCCAGCGGGGGTCGTCAGTGCAAGAAGCTCCGTGTTCTCGGGAACTAGCGGGTGATGGTCAGCCGCGTGAGGCCACGGGGGTTGTAGGCCCCGATGCCCAAATTCTCGAAAACGCTGAAGCCGATGGTGCGGGCCTTCGGGTCGTCGGCGGAGAGCACGGTCAGCTCGGTGCGGACCGGAATCCGACCGAACATCTCAGGCTCGCAGCAGACGTACACGGTCCCGACCGGGACCAGGCGGCTGGTCACGACCTGGGCACCCCAGAGGGTCGCCATGAGGCCGGTCTTCAGCAGGGTCGCCTGGGTCTCGATGTCGAGGATGTCGCGTCCGAACTTCCGCAGGTCGGCGTAGTCCCGCGCATTCATGTACACGCGGGCGACCCGGAGGTCGTGGCGCTCGATGAGTGCGAAGGCGTCGGCCAGCACGGCACCGGACAGGGGAGCCACGACCGGGATGTCGGGGTTCATCTGCGCCGGGAGGCTGTCGAAGCC